CTTCAACTAACGCAGTAGCTAACTTTTGAACAAGTTCTTGTCGGCCTTGTCCTCTTTCCATCCACGATGTATTAGTTCTCATGTCAGCTTTAATAGTGTCTAAAGCACTAGCTGCGGCAGTAACTTCGGCTTCTGCCTGTTGTGCAGGTGGTGTGTAGTACTCATTAGACACTGCCCAATCATACAATTTATTTTGAATGTCATCTCTGTCTGCAGCATTAAATGCACTTCTACCCACTTCTTTTTCTTTAGCCGTAACTAACCTAGATATTTCTTTATTTAATTCTACACGTCTTCCCGGCTGCTCAAAAGAATATATAATACCAGAAGAAGTCACTTGCTCTTTACCGCCAACTAAGTCAGCACCAAAATCAAACATAGCATCTCTAGTTGTTTCTACGTTAGTCATACCTGTTGTTTTGCCTTCCATAGCTTTCGCTGCTTTAGCCGCTGCAACAGGGTCTTTGAGCGTAATCTCTCCACCTAGTTTATCACCGTACTCAAAGTCTTGTCTTGCCAAAGACCTAAACTCAGTTGGGTCAATACCGAAAGCTGTCTTAACTGCTCCCGCACGTCTTTTCATTATAGCACCTTGAATACCACCAATGTCTTTACCTGTCGAGTCTGCAATAGCATCTGTCAGGCTCATACCATTTGAAACTTTGCCCATAACACCATCAAGAACCTGATCCATAGTCATGCCAGTATCTTGATAATTAGCATCTGCGAAAGTAACTATATCAGCAGCTTTGTAACCCTGACCTGCTTTTTCCATAGCTGTAACATGGTCTACTACGGCTGTATGCTTTCCCTGTCTCATTGCTTCGTATATTTGATCGTTAGAAAAACCTTTATTTGACAAAAAATCAGCAACTGTTTCTAACTCACGGCGTTGTTTTTTCCTAGCACGAAACACAGGCAGACCCATCTCAGTCCACATTTTAATAGAGTTATCAACAAGGTCTTCTGCTTTCTTAGTTTCTTCTCTAATAATCTCAGAGCCACGTTCCATCGCGCCAACAATGTAAGGACTAACCATCTTTATTTCTCCTTGCCATCAGGCCTTTAGGCTCTTCAGTTTCCATAGGCTGCTCATCTTGTACTTCTTCTATAATACCAGATGCTTCTACTTTTTCTTTAGCAAGAGAACGCAACGCAAGTGAAATTTGTGTATCATCAGGTTTTTTAATAGCATCTTCATTACCTGTTACAGAATACTCAACTTCTGCAGCTTTAGCCATACCCTCAATAGTTTCCGCTAGTGCAGGAGAGATAAGTACTCCTACATCCACTGTATGCATACCTTCCATTACGCCACCTAGTTGCATAGTGTCAACAAGACTAGCAATAGGAACTCCCATCTCCAGAATATCAAACATTTTATTAGCTGCGGTTGGTGTTGTAATTTTCTGTACATAAAAAGCGAGTGCTTCGTCTGGTTTTGAAAAACGAGCAGGACGCTGCCACGGTCTATCTCCTAAAGGAGCAGTCATGGACTGACCGGGAATAGGCGCATCTATTATTGGATTTTCATCACGTTCAAGCATTATTAAATTTACCTTTAATCATTTTAGCTAGACGAATAGAGTCATGTTCTTGTGGTTTATCTGACATTGTAGCACTTTTGGTACGAGAAAGCAAGCCCATATTATTGTCAACAGGTTTCGGTTTAGTTTGTTGCTCTTTAGCTATACTCACTTTAGTATTTATAATAGCATTTTTAATTAGATTTGTGTCCATTAAATTGTACCTTTTACTTATTAAAATCCGAATGTCCAGCCTGTAGTAGCACCAAGCATAAGTACATCTGTCACAAATGAACCAACGGACTTACTAGATTCATAGTCTTTTTGAATATTTGCTAAGTTAGCATTGCTATCTGCTTGCAGTTTAGCTACAGATAATTGCGTTAGCCTATCTAATTCATTATCTGAAGATTCCCATGCCCACTCCATAGCATCAGCATAGTAATTCCATAAATTATCATAAGCAGTTTTGCTAATATCTAAGATAGCATTAGCATTAATTTCATTAGCACGATTAACTGCTGCCGTATCTGCCGTGGCAATCTGCCTACGCCACTGCGCATTAGCTTGTGCAATTACCATTTGATTGTTGGCATTAAACTGGTCACGCTGATTATTTATTTCTGCATTAAAACGTGCAACAGTATTAGTCTGACCTGCATTAAACTGGCTCTGTGCGTTCTGCTGTGTAGCATTGAACTGTGATACTTGTGAACCCAAGCTGGCAAAGAACTGGTCAACTTGATTTTGGCTAGATGCATTAAACTGTGCAGCAGCATTAGTAGCAGCTTGATCTGTAAACAGGGCTTGTGTACGTTGCTGTGCTTTGAACAGTTCTGTTTGCTGCCTGTTAGACAGGTTAGCCATATCAACTTGCAAGAAGTTCTGTGCATTCTGTACTGCTGTTTGTTGACGGTTACTTAGGTTAGCTGTATCTAACTGTGCTAATGCAGATGCTTCTGCCATCACAAGAGCCTGTCTATTGTTCAAGTTAGCCAAGTTCATTGTGTTAGCAGCACGTGAGTTCTCTAGCTGTACTTGTTGTTCTGCTGTAAAGTTCTGGTTGGCAATGTCACTAATCTTACTAGCGTTCATTACCTTCGCTTGGAATATCTGGTCAAACTCTTGACCCATAAACTTAGCACGTTGCTCTGCAGCAAGCATGGCTGATTGCTGTCTGTTAGATAAGTTTTGTGATTCAAACTTAGCTACTGTCTGTGCATCTGCCATTGCGATAGGCAATGCAGACTCCATAGCAGCCTGTACAATAGCCTGACCAGCTAGAGATGATGAACCTAAACCTCTTGCTGCCATAGCGGATGTAGCAGCCCTCATTGCACCTGCAGCCCATGCTGGTGGATTAGCACCTTGGAAACTTTGCATTAAACCAGATAGCTGATCTTGTACCATTGCTTGTGCAGATGGATTAGCTGTAGCCGCAGCAGCTTGTGTCTGTGCAGTTAGTGCAGCAGCTTTAGCAGCATCCACACCTGTACCACTAATCAACTCACCATTTTGTAGCTGTCTTTGTACTGGATTATTGATTAAGAAAGCGTTGCCCTGTGCAGCAGCTAGGTTGCTCACAGATGATGTTGTCTGTTGAGCAGCAGTAATCTGCGCACGAGGGTCTTGAGGATTAGCTTGTGCAGCTTGCGTTGCTGAGATAGCTGCGTCTACATCATCGGCTACAGTTTCAGCTTGCATAAGATTAGCATCAGTAACCGTTGGCTGTTGTGCTTGGGCTGTCAGTGCCATAGCTGTTGGCACACCCACTGTACCTGTCAGTTCGCCTGTACCTGCTGCAATGTCTTGTGATGCGTCATAGCCAATGCCTGTAGCGACTGTTTCTCCACCGACAGGTACGCCGGGGCTGTACATTTGCTGTACAGTAAAGTCTGTTATGCCACCCGGTGTGCCATCTTCTTTAGTAGGAACGGTAGCGATAGGTGTGCCTGTTGAGCCTACTACGCCTGTGGTTGCTACATTATCTGGTGTAGGTGGGGGAGAAGTAGGTGTGCCACCATTTGCAAACTTCTTAACCATACCACCTTTAGCCATCTGCATAGCTTTGTTAGTGTACATATCCATCTGTTGTTGTTGAACAGGATTAGTAGACAAGTAATCTTGAAACCCTTGCATATTACCTTGATAGCCCATAGACCGTGCTATCTTTTCCATACCGCTAGGTTTAAATGCTTTAAACATTGCCATTGATTACAAACCCTTACTTAGTACTTTATCTAACTTGTCTTCTACACGGTGCAATGCTTCCATTACACGGCGCATATCATCACGCATCTCTGCACGTGTAGCGTAGTCTTCACGTGTCTTGTTCAGCAGTATCTCTACACGTTTCTGTTCACGTGACATTCCGTTAGCCCACCAAGCACCACCAGCTACCACTAAGCCGATAAGCATGTCAATCAAGCTGGTCATTTCCATCTTAGTCAGACCATTCTTCTGAAGGAACAGTAGGCCAAGTTGTATTGTCTGGAACAGTTTGTCTAATTGTTCTAATGCTGTCTCTATACGTTTGAAAAGCAGTTACACAAGCATCAGTTAAACCATTGTTAGGGATTTGTGTCCAATCAGTTTCTTTAAGTATCCTATTGGCTGCATGTTTTGTGTCGTGCATTGATATAATCTGAGCAATGTTCATTTTTAAACCTCGTAATAAGCTACTGCTGAACCGTGGTCAATCGCACCAGCCCCATCCAATTCTATTTTTACTTTATCAATAGGGCCGTTTAAATCAATAAATGCAAAAGAGCTTACACCAGAATAAGAACTGTTAGCATGGTCATCACCATTTAAAATAACATGTCCAAAGAGATTTATTTTGTAAATATAATTAGTAGCATCTATAAGGTCTACAACAAAACTACCGTCTGTCCTTCTATTATCAGCACTAGTCCAATAAAAAGGACGAACATTATCTCCTACGCCAGCACCAGTAGCCGTTCTGCTTTCACTACCTGTACCGGCACCATGGTAATAACCATGACCGTCATATCCTGTGTTAATATAACTGCCCCCTACTGAAACTAAAAAAGCAAGTGCGCCAAGGTCGTTTGCAACATCAGTACCAACATCTACAAAATCAACAACAATTCTTTTTGCAGTGCTTGGTATGCTGGTAAACTCAGCTTTGTTAGAAGTGGCTGCATTTACTACGTCATAGTATTTGCGTGTCAGTGCTGGTACAGACCCGCCGACTAAGTTTGCTATGTTTCTTGCTCTGCTCATATCATTACTCCGGCTTCGTAGGCCATGTTATGTTGTCAGGAAACCCAGCTTGTGCTGGCACATCCCTTAATGCCTGACGATAGGTTTGCCAAGCTACCTTGTCGCTATCAGACAAAGGACTGTCAGTAATCACTGACCAATCAGAACGGTAAAGCAAATCATTGCGTTCTGACCTAGCGTCATTTTCTTTTTCTGCGTCAGTTCGGTCATCAGTTACAACTTTTTTAGCAAATGTTGACCCCTC